GTGCCTCCGGTCCATTTGCCCTTCTTTCTCGAGGCCGCGATCTTGTCCCTGACCCGTTCGGAGGCGAGCTCCCGCTCGAACTGGGCAAAGGACAGGAGTACGTTCAGCGTCAGCCGGCCCATCGACGTGGTCGTACTGAACTGCTGGGTCACTGCAACAAAGGAAATCGATCGGGCATCAAAGGTCTCGACCAGCTTTGCGAAGTCGGCCAGCGATCGAGTGAGCCGATCAATCTTGTAGACGACCACCACCTCGATTCTGCCGGCTTCGACATCCCGCAGCAGTCTTTTCAGGGCAGGGCGGTCGAGGTTGCCGCCGGAATAAGCGGGATCGTCATAGTGCTGGGGCAGGATCTTCCAGCCCTGCGAAGCCTGGCTTTTGATATAGGCCTCGCAGGCCTCCCGCTGAGCATCGAGCGAGTTGAATTCTTGATCCAGGCCATGCTCAGTGGACTTGCGCGTGTAAATGGCGCAGCGGAGCACCTTTGTTGAGTCAGCCGGCATGGGTCTCGCCTGCGGACTTTTTGTCGGAAGAGCGCCTCAGACCGAAGAAACGGGGACCGTTCCATTTGGTGCCCGTAATCTCCAAAGCGATTTCGGAGAGGCTCTTGTAGGTCCGCCCTTCATGGGAAAAGCCGTTTTCCAACACCACGACGCGATAGGTGCGTCTGTTCCAGATGCGCACAAGCTCGGAGCCGGGCTTGATCCGTCGAGGCAGCTCAAGCCGGCCGTTCGGTTTGGCTTGAGCCGCCTTCACCAGCCGATCGAGCAGGCGTTGATGCTCCCGTGAGAGACCACCATAAACCCTCTCTTGAATCCGATGTGCGATGCTGCGCCTGAGCAGGTCTGGGCCGAACGCCACTGGCGGCTCGCCCCGGAATAGCTCCCTGTAACGACTACGCAGGTCCGCGATAGGTGTTTTGGGCAGCCGATCGAGTTCGGCTTCGACCTCCGGATCGGCTGCCCGGCCATTTGCGCCTTGGCGGATGTCCGTCATGAAGAGGTGGCCGACTTCGCGATCCGATAGATGCGCTCGTCGCCGATCTTTTCGGAGTCGAGCTTCAGCTTGAGCCTCTTCTTGACGACGCCAGCAAAAAAGCCCCTCACCGAATGCTGTTGCCAGTCAGTGCCTCCATGATGGCGGCGATCGTCGTGCCGTTGGCCTGGCGCAGCATCCCGAGGACGGTGTCCTGCTTCGAGGACGAACCGCTGCTCGACTGCACTGATGCACCTTGTCCCGGCGCTTTCGGCTTGGCCGATTTTGACTTTTCGGTAGCTTTGGTCGCGCGCTTGCCTCGTGAAGGCTTTGCGGGGAGCCTGGTTTTCTGCGAGGTGGTTTTGCTGGCGGCCATCTGGCCCTCCCTCCTGTCAACGGCAGCATCATGTGCTGCCACTGACACGAGCCCCGCGACCAGGCAGGGCGATGGAGGGCGAAGACGGCGTTTGGCGGTCGCCTTAAGGTCCCATCAGTCGCTCCGTTTGACGCAGCAGTCCAGCGAATTCGCGAGCAATGTTATGGCTCTTTTGGACTCTGCTGGATCCCGAAATGCTCGGAAGACCGCCGCGCAAGCCGGCGGCCGACAATACCGTGGGCGCCAGCGGGGACTCGCTTGCGAGCGCGCTGCAGGGGTCTTGGATCAACCCCAGAGCCCGCGCAATCGCAGCAAATTCCACAACGTCAATCCGGCGTTCACCACCCTCGTACTTGGCAGTGAGAGACTGCCGTCGGCCCAGCCGTTTGGCCACTGCCTGTCGGCGGCCCCTGGCTTATATCAGGCGGGCATATTCCGCCGATCTCAGGGACTTTTCATTGACCGCCAGCAAGTGAATCGGGACACGCATTTAATCCCGAAACCGGATGTGGTCGAAGCGAGCTATCAGCCAAGGCCGTCTGATTGGGTTGTGGAGCAGCTCTAAGACCGCGCGCAAATCACACCCAGCTGTAGGTGTAATCGTAACCGAGTTCATAAGAGAGTGCCTGGCTGATGCTATCGACCTGATCGCTATGACGCGATTGCGGGAAGGTCAGCAACTCTCGCTCTAGTTCCGGCACAAACGGAGCGCTCCTCGGAAACCAGACGCGACCGGCCGCGAACTTGCCCTGTTGAACGTAAAGCCGGCCGATTTTGTCGCGCTCGATCTTGACGGGGTTGATGAAAAAGTCGCCTCTTTCGCGCAGCTCCTGGGCCAATGCGATACCTGTCGAAGCCTCTTCGATCAGGATTTCATGGGGTTTGAAGCGATTGGCGAGCTCAAGGGCGGTATCCCGCAGGAGAGGATATTCGAACCGATCTCGGACAAGATCGAGCAAATAATAGTTGTCGTCAGCAACCAACCAGGTGGTGCATACTGACCAGTCATTTTGAGCGCCGTCCTTCGCAGCTGTGTCCCAGCTCTGGATGATCCGGCTGCCGGGGATATTTGCAGGGGCATCATCGTAGTAGCGCAACCAGGTGCGCTTGATCATCCCGCCGCCAGCGGGGACAGGCGACTGTTGGTACTGTGCCGCAAATACATCAGGACCGAGGGTCTGTTCCAGCTTGCGCAGGGTCTCGATCGACTCATGCGTTGGATGGAGCGCCTCCCCGATCTGCCGATGATGAAACTTGCTCGGTCCGATCGGGATCGAGGCTTCGGCTTCCGCGATGGCGGGTAGGCTGAGGACCGTCCAGTCATCCGACGAGCCGGTGAGATAACCCGACAGGTCGTCCATGTGAACCCGCTGCATCACCACGATGACAGCGCTGGTCTGCTTGTTATCGAGGCGCGACATCAGGGTATTCGTAACCCATTGGTTCACACTGCTTCTGCGCGCGTCCGATTGCGCGTCGACCGGCTTTTGTGGGTCATCGATAATGACCAGGTCGCCGCCGAGCCCCGTCAGAGTCCCCGATACTGAGGTCGACTTGCGAAAGCCGCGTTTCGTCGTGAGCAACTCGCCTTCGGTGCTGCGCAAGATCCGCATGCTCGGAAAGCCGCGCTGGTACCAGCGGGAATGAACCACCGATCGGAAGTCGCTTGCGTGCTTGGCCGAGAGCTCGTCAGCATAACTAATGGTGATGATCCTGCGCGACGGCGAAAGACCGAGCAGGAACGCGGGAAATGCAACCGAAACAGTAATCGATTTCAGGTAGCGCGGCGGCAAGTTGATGATCAAACGGGTGATCTCTCCGCGGCGAACACGTTCGAGCTGGTAGGCGGTCGCGTGAATGTGCCAATTGGGAAGGAATAGTGCGCCGGGGTTAAGGTGGAGAAAACAGCGATACAAATAAGTCACGAAATCGGAGCGAAGACCTGCATGCAAAAGTTTGGTGTCGTGGCTATTCATCGCCTTCCTCTTTATTCTTTAGTCGCTCTTCCAGCTCCTGCTTGAAGAATTCCAGCGCTTTTTGGTCGTCCATATCGAGAATTTCAGCTGCCGGCAGTCCAGATGACTCCACGATCTGATCGCGATTAAGCAGGAAGCTGGCCGCCTTTGGGTCACCCGTAAGAGCCTTCTCTGCGAACTTCAGGTAAATGGCTTCGCGAACAGTTATCTTTCGCGTTCTGCCTTTCTCGCGAATATCGACGCGCCGGCCGAGCACCTCGCTCAAAATCGTCGCCTCGTTCTTCGATCCCTTTGGTCGGCCCAGCTTGTTGCCGGATTGACCCGGTTTAAACTGATGTTCGCGGGGCGGACGGCCGTAACCAACGTCAGATGTTCGGCCGGTCGGTGCCCTTGGCGCCTTGCGGGAGGTCACTTCGCCCTCCTTGAGTTCGGAGAGGACCGCTGCGCAGCGACCTCGCCGAAGGTCTGACCAGTCGCGGCGAGGACGGCATCACGCCGAGTAAAAGCCTGCCAACGACGGATCGTCGCATCGACATACAGCGGGTCGATTTCCATGCCGTACCCGCGCCGGCCCACCTTTTCCGCGGCGAGGATCGCCGTGCCGGAGCCCATGAAAGGGTCGAGCACGATGTCGCCGCGGCGCGAACAGTCGCGCATGGCGTCCGCAACCAATGCGACCGGTTTGACCGTGGGATGGGTCGAGAGATCATCCAGCCGACCCGCCCGAAAGGAATTGACCCCGGCGTAGGTCCAGACGTTGGAGCGGGAGCGCCCATGCTTGCCGAGTTGAATATTGTTCTGATGCGGCGCATTGCCATTCTTCAGCACGAAAATCAGCTCGTGCTGTGATCGATAAAAGCTACCCTGACCAGCGTTGGTCTTGGCCCAGACAACCAGATTCTTGACCTCGGTATAGACCCGCTCGCTCACCTCGAGAATCTCGCGCAAATGTCGCCAATCGATGCATGCGTAGTGGATAGAGCCGGGAACCGAATATTTGCACGCCAAAGAAAGGGTGCTGACGAGAAACTCGGCGTATTCGTCGCGAGACATCTCGCCCGAGGCGAAGGCGAATTCGCGCTGCTTGATTTTGCCGCGGCCCAGGATCGGCGAGATCTTGACGTTGTAAGGAACGTCGGCGAACACCATCGCGGCCTGCTGTCGGCCCATGACCGCGCGGAAGGCGCTGTCCTCGCGAGCATCGCCACAGAGGAGGCGGTGATCGCGGAGCCACCACAGATCACCCTTGTGGCTCACCGGTTCGCCTGGTTCGGCGATTTCATCGGCCGCATCTCGTTCGGAATCGACCAAGTCACCTAACAGACCATCAACCTCGGCGGGCTCAAAACCCGTGATATCGATATCGAGGTTGAATTCGGGAAGTAGCGAAGCAAGCTCACCAAGCTCTGCGGCAAGCAGACTACGGTCCCAACCTGCGTTTAGCGGAATCTTGTTATCGGCCAGCGCAAGAGCGCGCTTTTCTGCATCGCTCAGCCCACGCATCACCAGGACCGGGGCATCTCTCAATCCAAGCGCCTTGGCAGCTTCCCAGCGAGCATACCCGCAAATGATCTGCCGGTCTTCGTCAACAAGAATCGGATACGTCCACCCAAATCGTAGGATCGAGCTTTCGACCTGCTTGATCTGTTTCTTTGAGTGGGTACGAGCGTTGCGTTTGTTAGGCCGTAAGTTGCGCACGGCCTCCATGGTCGTTCGGTCGCGCGTCATATTGCTGCTCCTTGTGAATGAAGGAGCAGTTCATATGCACCACAACGTTGGGTCGTCGAGAAGTGAAATAAAACGCTAAGGCTCTCAATGACTTAGGCTTCGCGCTTCCGCCACTTGGGGTTTCTGAATCCGAGCGCGGCCAGCCCCTTGCGAATCGTTTGGATGGAGATCGAAGTCGGATATTTCCTGTAGCGCGGCCGCTGATCGCCTCCTCGAAAATCGCAAATAAGGCGTTCTCGGAGTTTGCCCGACTCGTGGAGTTCTCTAAGCCTTCTGTTCACCCGGTAATAAGCCTCTTTTAGAGAGGGAATCAGGGCGCATAGGCGCTCATACTCTTCTGGCGATCGGTTGTAGCGGTGTTCGCCGTAGCTCTCCAACAACAAATCAACCGCCAACTCTTCCAGCGGCTTTCTCAGTGGCAC